TACTGTATGGGGTTGGGGCGGTGTAATATCGTATCTTTATCTACGCATACGACCACGCTTCCTCCTTCTCCGCGTCGCGGCCGTGCGCCGCCGACTCGGACGCTTGCGCGCTGGGCGCCTGCGCGTCCGTCTGCGGCGGCGGCCGCCGCCGTTGATCGGCGTGTGCGACCGCGAGAATGGGCTGACCCGGATTGGAGAACGGCTTGGAGAACGCATAAGAAGGCTGTTCAGCAGACGCGTTCGCTCATTATCCTGTTGTGCAAAAATCACACCAACCTCGGCATCGGTGCTATTATCGACGTGCGCGTCGGCCAAATCGTCCGGAAAATGAATCGCTTGCTCCTTCAGAATCAGGTATCCAATCCGGTTTGTTATGTCCAGAGTCTGCTCGCCAACCCTCACAGAAAACCTATCACCCACACTCTTATGACCCGCAATGACCCTCATTATCTCGAACAAATAATCCCGTGTATCGCCCTGTACAAACACCGTATCGTAGGCCTCGTGTATATCCCCAATAGGGAAAATCACCGAGTACTCATCCCCCATCTCTAGTTCCGCTAATGGTACATGTATTAATTCGGGCATTTGCGAACGACTGCTAGACTTACACTATACGGAGATTATTTCGGTGACATATAACACCAATGATATAAACCATTGGTGTTATATAGTACACTACACCATCATGCCCTCTCGCCGCCTCCCCAAAGAACTGGTGAATATCATACTAAAATACGACGGTCGGATCAAGTACCGGTACAAGCGGGGTCAATGGATGGCAGGGACGTACTCCTCTGCGATTCATCCGCACGATGCACGCATAACCATGTTATCCCCCATAATCGACAAGAAAATCGCCATCATGAAAAATGCGACCACGTCGCCTGTTGACACCAGTTTCTATTTCGAGTTCGGGTTCGACGCTCATCCCGGCATGACCCTGTGCTACGACTTCGGCTGGACTGAGCCAAATGTACTCGAGATATGCTTTGTCAATCTGACAGGCGGCTTCCTGGGGAGCGACCAGATACGCACCTATATATGACCACTTTGTCGGGATAACTCGTAAAAAATAGGGCGTCCCCTAAGATTGTTTTCTGCAATTGGCACAGAATGGGCATAGCTATGGATAAACCACATAAGCTATACTTGGTATTGTGCGTCGTTTATACACAATTACCCATTACGATTAGTACAATCCAAACAATTCGCATGCAACATCTAACTATCACCACTATCCAAACGGAAAACTACCATTCGTGTAGTTTGGCAGCCACCGAAGACTACTCCATGTCAAACCTGCAACGGGAGTGATCAGCTCCACAGAGGGTTCATCTACATACAACCGGCTAAGGCCCTATGTGTTTAACACTTCGCAACAGAGTCGTGACGATACTTCAACTACACAGACACATATATGCTGTCTGTGTCTAACTTTACATTATACCCACTGAGCCAAGTTAGGAGCTCATCGGTAGGATGGTCGGGAAAGAATGAATCAATTCTTATTAGGTTGTCTCCCATTTGTACATCCCACAACACTTTGTCGGGATACATCGTAAAAAATAGAGCGTCCCCTAAGATTGTTTCCTGCAATTGGCGCAGAACGGGCATAGCTATGGATAAACCACAAGCTATACTTGGTATTGCGCGTCGTTTATACACAATTACCCATTACGATTAGTACAATCCAAACAATTCGCATGCAACATTTAATTATCACCACTATCCACACGGAAAACTACCATTCGATTGATGATAGCCACCGAAGACTACTCCATGTCAAACCTGCAACGGGAGTGATCAGCTCCACAGGGGGTTCATCTACATACAACCGGCTAAGGCCCTATGTGTTTAACACTTCGCAACAGAGTCGTGATGATACTTCAACTACACAGGTGCCGTAATAGGAGTCCCTGTGTCTAACTTTACATTTATACCCACTGAGCCAAGTTAGGAGCTCATCGGTAGGATGGTAGGGAAAGAATGAATCAATTCTTATTAGGTTGTCTCCCATTTTGCACATCCCACAACACCACCATCCAGTGCGTGGGTATGTGACGTGGTTGGAAAAATTGAATGCATAATATAGTTATATGCTGTGCACATCAAACAACTGACTATATAGTCAAATATTTACAATGAACCGTAAGAAATGCGATGTAGAACGGTGTGTGTTTTGCAACAGTGCATCTCATCATATGACCAGATGTAATAGCAACATGAATGGAAGACGAGAGCTGCTCGATAAAGGATGGAACTGCATGATGTACGACTTTTGTCCTGATTTCCACCTATTGCGCGCAAATGAGTTGCGATATGTCGCATACCATTATGCGCAATACCTCACAGTGGTTCATGGTCCAACCCATAGAACTACCCGACATTATAACCGCAAATATATGTTGAGTCCAATTCCGCTGGATTATTCAAAAAAAAAAATGATTAACGAACTCGTTTACAGATGGAATGGGTTTAAAAAACAGCGTGACCTAGCAAAAACCCCACCAGAGAATTCAGAAGACGGCGAATGCCCTATTTGTTACGAGAATATGAAGTCATTTAAATGGTCTTATCACACTTCATCGTGGGAAATAAATCGCGACGACGTCATCACCACGGAGTGCAACCATACATATTGTACGCGTTGTTGGAACGAACATATCGAAAAGTCTTCTAGATGGACACATTATCCAACTAGAAAATGTGTATCTTGTCCAATGTGCAGACATGAAATGCCAGTAGACCCATAGACTTTTCAGAGCATTCTCGTAGGGTATAACATTAGTATGCTTCCACTACCACCTCGGGATACTTTGCGGACACCTTCGCTGCCAAACGCTCCACCTGCGAAGACATGTCGAAGTCCTCGGGCAAGACCATCTTCACGTTCATGCGCGTTCCGTCTTCGCGTCTTCGCTCGTATACCAGATGCGGCTTGCCGCGGGCTTCGATTAACGAGTAGTACTTCGGGAGCGCGGGCTCTTTTTCTGGGGGCATCTCACCCTTGTCCAGATACGCCAAGATGTCGATCGCCTGCTGCAACTTCTCCTCGGGAGATACTTTCTCCGACTTGGAGGAGCATAACTGCTTCTTCTTGTTGGCTATTAGTGTCGGATGCTTTTCTACGACGAAATAGGTGCGGGTTTTTCCATTTGTACCGTACTCTTCTGGTTTGGGATAATGTATATACTTAGGCAACATATCATGGGTGATCCCCTCGGGGTAGGGGTGGGCGTCTGCCTTTCGTGCTCGTTTCGTACCTTTTTTGATACCATTTGAGTTTTGTTCTTGTTCTTTTCTGGTTGTGATACGAAGATTATTCCATGTATTATTCATACGTTCTTGGTCAATATGATCTACACTGACAGTCCGTGTACCTTTTCCATTCCCATAACAATCCATTATTACCTGATGCATAAACAATTTATTGTTACCTAAAATGTATCCATTTGTATGATACGACCATATTATCTTCTTATCATGGTTCTTTTCGTAATCTAGTATTTTTTCATAGGATATAGGGCAGAGTTTGCATAGTTTATCTTGATTACACATCATTAAATATTGTGTTTCATCATCGCTTGTTTTAATTTCACACATGTGGTTCTTAATCTCTCCAGCATAACGTCCTGCTGTAACTACTATTTCATTGTTTAGATATCTTACCACATTATATTGTTTAGTTAGCTCATAAAAAACAGGGTTTGTGAGACATACGTTTATACTACGCATATCCGTACTGTTTTCATTTTTAAATGTGTAACATTCTGTGCATGGATTGACACCATATAAAAACTCTAACAATGACACACGTTTATAATTCACTGCATAAGAGGGATAAATATCATTGGGATTAAAAAATATGAATCGTTTGGCAAAATTTATCATCTTTTCTAGTTGTTCAGTATCAATAATAAAAGACGGTCTGTTATCATAGTCGACCCTCCATATATCATTTTCAATAAACGAATAAATGGGTCGAATGTAATCACTCTTACTGCTCACGGTATCAAACACAGGGTCTGAAGGATCACTCATATTATAGTATATATAATATGAATCTCTTTAAATGCTTATTACACTAATTATATGTGTAATAATACATATTGAAATGTTATGATAATAAACCACCCATTCCACTTAGTTTGAATAAGCTAATCCTCCCATGCCACTCATGACACGAAGCACGTTGTAGTTAGTGGCATAGACACGCACCTTGGCGGTGTTGGTGTTTTGGACGGTGGCGTTGGAAAGCACCAATTGAAGGGTGGCGTTGTCAATACGGGAGAAGTTGCATGTGCCGGAAGGCTGGTGCTCCTCAGGGCGAAGTGCGAAGGAGAAGCAGTTAATACCTGTGTCGGGGGAACGGGTATGTGCCTGGTAGGGTTGGACGACGTCGAAGTAGGAGCCCTCACGCTCGGAGAAGCGGTCTTGGCCGTTAAGCTGAAGCTTGGCAACCACGACGGGGTTCTGTCCCCAGCAATGCATGTCGAGGGAGGTCTCGGCCATGACGAAGGAGCCGGCGTCGGAGACACCGGAGTTGACGGCGTTGGTAAGGTCAACAGCAGTGTTGCCGGCGTTGGTGGCGGCCGCAGTGTATGCAGAGGGGTCATTGAAGACGTTGGAGTTGATGAAACCAGTCTCACCCTCAATACCTAGACCAGAGCCGAAGGAGTGAAGAGCGTTGGGAAGGGCATCGATGGCGTCGGTGTAGTTGAAAGGTTGGGCACCAAGGACCTTGAAAAGGGAGGTGTTACACAACAAAGAGGAACAGTAATCGACGTTGGCATCGGGTTGGACGACCCAGATAAGCTCCTTACAGGGGTGGTTGAAGTTGAGCTTGATCTTGTTGGAGGAGGAACCGACAGACTCGTCGCCAGTGAACTGGAGTTGAGAGATGAGGTACTCATGGGGGTTCTGTGCGAATCTACGACGCTCATCGGAGTCGAGGAAGACGTAGTCAACATAGAGGGAAGCAGCAACCAAGGATTGGTTGTATGAGAGGGTGGAGGTCTGTGCGGAACTGCCAGTGCAGGCAAGGTCACCAACAGCCCAGAGACACTCGTCGATGGGGCGCAAGTCCAAGTTGATCTTGACCTCGTGGTATTGGAGGGCGATCAAAGGAAGAGCAAGACCGGGGTTGGTGCAGTACCAGAATTGGAGGGGCACGTAAAGGGTGGTCTCGGGAAGAGCCTTGCGGGGAGCGCAGACCTGGCGGGGTCCAGCGGCATCACAGGGTCCGTCGATGTCGGCGAAGTTGGGGTCGGTGATGAAGGTAAGTTGGGTGGTGTTACCAACCATCTTGAAGTAACCCTTCTGTTGGTCAGCAGTCATGGTGAGTTGGTTCCAGATGTGCATCCAGTCACCGTATTGACGGTCAATGCGTTGTCCACCAATCTCAACCTCAACCTGAGAGATAAGTTGCTCTCCAGGGAAGTCCAACCAACGAGCATAGTTTCTGCCGTCGACACCCATGTTCTGGTTGATCTCAGGGAGAGTAACCTGAAGGTATGTGCGGTATGCAAGATCACCATTTCTGCTGATGGTGCATGTCACACGGCGGCCAAAGTCGGCTTGACCGTTGAAGGTCTGCTCGATGGATTCGATGGCAAAGTTGGTGTACCTGCGGTAGGTCACCTTCCAGAAGGTAATCTGAGGATTACCGGTCAAGTAAACGTCTTGTGCGCCGTAAGCGACGAGTTGCATAAGGCCTCCTCCCATTGTAGTTATACTAAGGGTAAAGATAAAAAAATCACGAGAAACGCCTAAATAGACGAAGTATTCTATTCTATTTAATTTAAGTATATTTCTTATTAATGTGTAAATTCTTTTTTATGAAAGCCTCGAGGTAAGAGGTTTCAAATACTTCTTTACGATTATCGTGTGGTTTTGAAAATACATATTTATCTTTTTTTTTTCGTATTGTCCAACCATCATTGACCGCATTGAAAATGAAGGACATTTTCGCAAACGTTTTTGGGTCTATCGATTGCATGTCAGTGTCAGACAATGTCTGTTCTATATCCATGATATACAATGAGTACACAGCATTTCTCTCTCATTATTACGATGGTATGACATATATTATTTCATAATATATAGTATAACTAAATAGAGTTATTCGTGTATAGTTTATTACTACTCCTTGTGTGCTAGATGCCATCCTTCAAACCAAAAACAGACAAGAAGATCATTGTATCTGAGAAGAGTACTATCACTCTAGATGGCAAGCATTCGGAGAAAATATCTGATTTTTCAAAGGATGAAAGTCGTATTCAAGAGTTGTCATTGGAGTTGCGTGTCTTGAAAGAAAAGCATTCTCGTAGCACAGGCAGTGCATTGTCTGGTCAGAGATTAGACCATCAGTTAGAACGGGTTGATAGGATGAATGCGATAAAGTCTGAAATACGATGCCTAAAACAGAGCAAGTCTGACTATTTTCTAGATAATTCTAAATACGTATTTGGGTATTTTGAAAACAAGAAGCAGATATCTGATGGGAGCAATCAGATGGTTCCAAATACAAGATTGGATTCTTTTTTCAAGGTGAATACGGATGCCGAGAGAACGATACGTAACATGGAGAGCAGCAACCATAATATCATTCAGCGATATTTGTCGAATATCGACACCGCTTTTTTGGATGTAGATAAATATGTATATGCATCCGACGTTTGTAAATCTTGCTATAAGGGTGAATTATCACCGATTGAAGACGAAGGTGTGATGATTTGCAATCTTTGTGGAAATAGTATAAAATATCTCGTCGAGAACGACAAGCCATCGTATAAGGAGCCTCCTAAGGAAGTATGTTTCTACGCGTATAAGAAGATCAATCACTTCAAGGAAATTTTATCCCAGTTTCAAGGAAAGGAGACGACACAGATACCTGCAGAAGTGATAGAGAACCTAAAAAGTCAAATTACAAAGGAACGTATCGACCTGAGCGATTTGACGTACTACAAGTGCAAAGATTTGTTAAAGAAGTTGGGATACAACAAGTATTACGAACACATTAATTTCATCAAGAACAAGTTAGGGATCCAACCAGTCTTGATAAGTCAAGAGTTGGAAAAGACGTTGTGCAATTTCTTTATGGAAATTCAATATCCGTATGCAAAGCATTGTCCCGACTACCGCGTAAACTTCCTACATTACTATTACGTTGTGTATAAACTGTTTGAACTTCTCGACCAAACAGCCTATTTGGAACACATACCCATGCTAAAGGATCGTGAAAAGTTGATAGAACAGGATTCTATTTGGAAAAAAATCTGTGACGAATTGGATTGGGAGTTTATTGCCACCATTTAGGTGAGGGCTGTGAAATCAAGTATATATAAAATATGGATGTTCCATATATTATACATTAATGTATTGTTACTGTTCTGTTCCTAGATACTCTGACTTAGAGACCTCCAGGGAAACCAACTAGGTTGGCACCGATACCGAATCCTGCACCAGAGCGGGTAGTTACACCCATACTAGGGATGTATGTATCCAAAATGCTAAACGTAGCAGCGGCGGTCAAAGCGAGAAGACCAATCTCCTCCATGTTCAAGGATCTCTTGGGGATGGCGTATGCGGCAATGGCAACCATAAGACCTTCAACTAGATATTTAATAACGCGCTTAATCAATTCAGTTGCGTCGAACATCGTATTATACTTAATGCTGAGAAAATATTTCCCGAGAACTGTATTATACAACTATTTGCTAAACTATAGAGAAATGTAATAAACAACAAGGTATATCAAAGAACTTAGACATACAGCGTCCTGTAATACATAATGTCGTCGGATAGTTCTTCTACCTCTACCACTTTTCCCAGAAAACTACAGGAAGATGGAACCCCAAATATTAAATACGTCGATGTGTTAGACGAAGATAAGCCAATTGCTAATCAAAAGTTTACATGCGTGTCATTCGTATCGCCGGAAAGCACATTGAAAAGTAAGAATATTTTCTTTTTCGAGAAGTTCATAAAGGAATACGAATTATCTAAATCCATGGAAAAGTATCATCAGTTTTTGAACTTTTTAGCGTTCAAATATAATCTTTCAACCGAAGCACTCATCGAGGACTTCAAAAGCTTTGCTAAAGACGAGATTGACAACCTGAAAGAGACGACCGTGGATGCGGATTATAAAAACTTTG